AGGGCGACACAGGCGACCACAGGGCGATCACAGGCGACACAGGCGACCACAGGGCGACACAGGCGACACAGGCGACCACAGGCGACAAAGGGCAACACAGGGCAACACAGGAAATGCGAGAAAATGCGCTAACTTATTGTTTTATTTGGTTTTTTCTGGGTTTCAGTTACCCAAAAAATCGCCCTATATCCGACAATGGAAAAGGGTAAAATCGCCCTATTTCCGACAAGTTTATGTGGTTATCGCGGTGCAACATAGCTTTTTAATGCCCCTTTTTATACACCCCCGACTCATTTTTAAAAAAAAAATTCAACGTCATTTTCCGGGCGGAAAATTTTAGGGGGAAAAATTATTTTCTGGGCTGGCAGGAATTAAATAATAAGAATATTTTTTTTATTTTTAGATGCTGGTGTTTATTTTTTGACCAAAACTTCCCAATACTGTTACTGAGTAGTCCTGTTGTTTATAGTCTATCGGGCCTTGTTCTGTGTAGTGTCTGTAAATACCTTGAGATTCCAGCTTGGTCTTTTGAGTATGACAAGCAACACATAGACCTTGAAATAAGTTAATCAGGAATTTGTTTCTATCCTGCTTATGAGGAAATACGTGGTCTATTGCTTCAGTAGGAGTAATGATTCCTCTGGACAAACAGGCCGCACAAATAGGATGTTCTGACTGAATCCTGCCGCGTATAGACTTCCAAGCGGTAGAGTTATACAGCTTGGCGTTATGGCCGTATTTCTCTGACCGTTTGCCGCCGTGTTTCTCGCAGGAATTTGTGCCAAACGACCTTGCCTCTTTACACCCCAAAAAATTACATTTATTTGGCGAGGGTACGCTAGGCATAAAAATTGATTTTTTTTACTATACTTTTGCTTAAAATGCTTTGTAACTGTTTTTCTTTACTTTTTCGTCTATAGTATTGTCTTGCATACATGCGCTTACATTGTAAACACCTAGAGTTACCTGCTTTTTTATAGGAATTTTCAGGTGTTATAGGTGCGCCACATTTAAATGTTTTTCTCACCCAAGAAACCGCAGCTTGTAAAGCGTAGCGTCAACCAAAGCAACGGCTTCATCAATCAAGTTCTGAATCTCAGAGTCTTGCGGTAACTGTGCGCGATGCTCCGTAATACAGTCATTCACCGCGATAAGAGTTTCAATAGGATTAGTTGGCAGTTTGTAGTCATTGGTATATCCGTCAATGATTCCATACTTACCTTGATACGCTTCAGCGATAGCGTCAGCTATATCAACAATCTCCGCGTAGTAATCGCTAAGTGCCACATGCTCCGCATAGCTTCTAGTTTGTAAATGAAGGATATGCGTACTGGTCGCACTGTGGAACAGGCATTGAATTAATTGAGCGCAATGTGATTTATCCATTACCTGTTCCTTATTTCATTACGGCAAAAAGTAAACGTAAATGTTTTTCGGGCCGACTTTTGATTGATGTTCCGCAAGGGCTTTTTCACGCAAGACTCTACCCCTTCGGCAAAGATTAGACAACGTGGTTTTTACGCAGGATTCCTTTGCGTCTGTCTTTTGGGCAATCAACTTCGCTGTCAGCCTTGTTTCGTTTTTCAGTAGTTCCATAATCCTTTTGGTAACAACCATCTTGTTTTCTCCTGTTTAAGTTTGGAACTGTCAATATACCAGATAAATAGTAATTGTCAATATTTATCAATTCTCGCGTTTGCCAGTTCATCCGTATATTTTTCGGGGTATCTTCGGGCCAGTTTGTTGATGTTTTCTTGGGCAAGTTCATCAAGACTGCATCCAAGAGCGTTAGCAGCAAGAGCAACAAACCACAGAATATCTCCGATTTCTTCACGGGCGTTCTCCCTGTCTAGTTCTTTTCCGTATATTTGCCAGCGTTTAATACAATCGGCAAATTCCCCTACTTCACCACTAAGACCGTAAACAGAATGTTTAATATCAAAGTTAAAATCCCCATCTTTTTTTGTACGCATTGCTAATTGTTTATATTCGTCAAATGTCATTTTGTTCTGCCCAATCGCCTTTAGTTACCCAATAGTCTTGAAGTAAACAAATACCTAGTTTTGGTCTTGAATCATCAACTATTTCTTCAGGACATTTAATACCGCGAACCATGTGTTTTGTTGCTTCTTCAAAAATTCCTAACTTTCTTGCTTTGTCGTAATACTTTCTGTTGTATCTCTTGAAGCTGGAAAGCACTGTGAATTGTTTACAAATATTTATTACCTGATTAGCGTCTAACATTTGCCCTCTCTGTGCAGGATTGACATTTCCACCGCTGGCCGTTTTTACTCTTTGTCCGAATCCACTTGCCCTTCATCATTGGCTGATAAGACTGACAATTCGTGCAAAACCTTCTTCCCATGTAATTTTCTACTGCTGCTGTCATTTTTGATTTTTCTTGCCGGGTAATCATTTATTAATATCTTAATAGTTTTTTTGTGTTCTTCTGACCAATCTGCTGGAACATAACCGTCTAAACTGCCCTGAATTCTTTTGAATTTAATATACGGATGGTCGCAGGTTCCTTTCCTTTTATGTTTTAACTGAAACTCTGGTGTGCAATCAGTACAAAACCAAGATGTATAAGAAGGTGTTAGTTGTGCTGCAAAAGTTCGCCATTCGTCAAATTGGTCATGTGTTGAACAATTAGGAACTCGTTTTACGTGGAACTCTAATAATTGTTTAAATTCTGAAATTGTCATTTTAATTTATACCTATCTCGACATGGAGCGCATACGTCATTGACTAACCGACCACTCCATTCGCCGCACAAATCACAGTCACCCGGTTCGCCTTTTTCTAAGATTGCACGTTTGCGAACCTCTTTAATCTGATTATCAAGAACTGTCTGCGCGTAATCGTTAGCGACATCAATCTCGTCTGACATTTAAACACTCCAACTTTTCTTTATATTCGTCAATCTTTTGTTGAATATCTAACCTGCTAAATTTTATTGTTTGATATTTCAACCGCATAAGTTCATCAAAAACCGAGTAACCGTAAGTTTTGATAATGTATCTTGAGTAATCATCCTGCCGACCTCCCATATAATGATTACACCTAGTACACTGAACACCTACGTTTCTTTCATCCCATCGTACTGACCTGTATTGTCGTTTGATGAAATGTCCGCAATCGGTTTCCTTCCAATAAAATAACTGATTGCAAGTTACACATTCAACCGTTCCGCCTTCGTCTGCGTCTTTTAGTCTAATGTATTGACTAAATACTTTATCCAGCTTTTTTTCTAAATCAGAGAGGCTGATACTTTTTTTGCGCTTCTTCGATGTTTTTCTTTCTTTTGCATTGATATGTGCAACCACAGTTATTTCCTTTTTTCCATTCGCCGCAGGAACCCCATCGTTTTTCAATCATCTCAACGTAAATTTTCCGCATTGTTTTACATGGTTCCCGTTGAATAAATCGCTCTCTGTCCGACTCTAAATTGAAATCATAAATGCAATCGGACATTCTCTAATTCTTCAATCAATTGCGATAACTTTTCTGGTGGCGGCGACCAAGTGTTAATGGCTCGTTTAAAAGCAAGAATTACCATGTCTAAATCTTCTTGATTAAAAACAACCATGTGGTGCAAATCATCTTTCATGTGTTTCATGTAGAATTTCCTTGTGCTGCCGGTTTTGCCCCGCCTCCCCTGCGGGGCTTTTTTTATCGGCGTTTTCGTAAAACCACAGGGAATGGTTGCTCTAATACTTCCCTTCGGTATCTAGCTATTGTCACAGCAATATCCGTTTGTGATGCGTTAGTCGGTTTGAACGTGAACTCAAGAATATAAAGTTTTCGTTCGCGCAGATATTTAATTGCCTCTTGTAGTTTATTTTCCATATCAAAACGGAATATCGTCTTTCATGTTCATAATGGTGTCCTTTTGCTTTGTAGATTGATGCCCTTGCGTCGGCTCTTGAACGGCAAGACTCATATACTTATTGCCCTCTTTTGACGTTTTAAGCCAAGCACTAAGATAAAAGTCTTTACCGTTTACGTTTAGCTTGCCTTTGTAATCTGGCTGCTTTTCCGTTTCTTTTTTGTCGTTCTTAAACAATGCACCGCTGTTTGTGTTGTCGTATGACATTTCAGGCTCCAATTACGTTATCAAAAAGTTCATCCACTTCCGCAAGAAACTTAATAGCTGCGGTTTCTACTGCACTTAATTCTTCTTGTGTCGGTTCGTAGAGTTTTACGAACATCTGTTGCTTCGGCGGAAATCTTGGGTCGTAAGATACAAACCAGATTTTTTTCCTGCCGGTGCAAAGTGCTTGTACGCACATCTGAGGCTTATATTCTTCCGGCACATTGTCTTTGTCAAGCAAATATTTTAGGTGCGTAGTTGACGAAGGGCATTTGGTTTCAATCAAATAACCATCGCTTGTAAAGCCATCTGGCGATGCCCCAAAGTTTTCAATAGTGGGGTGCGGAACAAACCCTACATCTTGAATCAAAATTCCTGTATAGCTTTCAAAGTTTTGTTTAGCCAATGGTTCATGGTCAATTCCCCATTGCATTGCAGCATTAATGTATTTGGGAACAATAATGTCTGTCATTCGCTCAGTAACGATTTCCATCTTCAGCTTAATTCGTTCTGAGGCATCGGTTCCCTTTTTGGTAAAACTCATTGCATCCGACATACGCGATGCTGTCAGCTTACCAATACGTTGACTAAACCAATCACCAGTTCCTTGTTGTTTATTTTCTTGTCTCATTTGAGTTTTGCCTTTGCAATTTCTTTTTCTTTGTCCATCATCATTCGTTCGTCAGGATTCATAGCAATCCACATTGCTTGAAGTTCCTCAAGTGATTCTGCAAGTTGAATCTTAAACTTTAAGGTTTCGTAGTCACCGCAATTTGTTTTATTAAATTTTGGCGTTTCTACTGAAGCATTGCCATCATCATCTTCGGGCGCAATACCACATGCCGCCATAAGCGAACCTCTACGGCAATACGTCAGCGCACTCATGTAACCTTGCGCGTCATGTTTAACCGCAGGAAAAAACAATTTGCCGCCAGTAAGCTGTTCGCCAGATTCATGTAAAAACAATGTTTCTACAACTACACCGTCATCGTGCGGATGCGTAGTCTGAATCAATGAGATTCCATTTGCGTTTAAAGCATCCATCACCGCGTCAACACAACTGGCAAGGTCGGCGTATTTATTTTTGAAATGCGGGTTAATTGCGTTCTTCAGCGCCGGAGAAAATTGCTTCTGTGCAGCTAGAAATGCTTGTGCGATTGCTTTCATGTTTTGTCCTTTCGTATTCATTCAAAATATCAACTAATTTGTCAATGTAATATTGACTGTCAAACTGGTGTTCTGGATTTTCTTTGCAGAATGTAGCTAAACCGCAAAATCTACCTAATGCTGTTGCTTGCGCGTCTGTCATTTGTCACCTCCTAATTGCAACTGTAAACTGTTAATTTGAGTAAGTCAACAATTATTTTTGGGGCCTTGCAATGTGCGAAAAATGGGGTTAATATCGTTTTGCCTGTGAAAAAGACAGGTCGCTTCAGCGGTGGAGCGTGAGTGATGACGAATCCCTACGCATGGGTTTCGGTCTGGATGTGCGACTTCCCATCACTTGCGCCCATCTCTACCGCGACCGTGAACCCAGCCGTAGGGATTTTTCATTGGCCGCACTGTCCGCGATAGCAACGAGCCTGAATGGGCTGCTGACAAGAATACACATGGAATATGCTCACACGGCTTATATCCTTCGCGGCGTGTCAGAGAGCGACCGCACAAAATAGACGGTTCAATGGTGAGACAAGCCTTCTATTGATGAATCTCTGCCTTCGGGTGCTGTAGGTTTCTCAGGAGCCATTGAGACACTAGCAGAAGTGATAGGGGCTATCACCTTTGGGGAACCTATGCCTAACCAAGATGCCCTTTGGAATCCAAGATGCCCTGTTTTTCTGTGCAGGCATCTTGGGCGGTCGGCAGCTTCCATCACCAGCCAATCGAATAAAAAAATAATTGTTGACTTTTGTATTATTGACTGTTTATGATGTATTCACCTTAACAAAGGAGATATGACATGACACAAAACGACATTATCAAGAATCACCTGAAAAACCATAAAACCATCACTACTCTGCAAGCATTTTCGATGTATGGCATCACGCGCCTTGCCTCAAGAATCCTTGAACTGCGCGAATCGGGAATGAAGATTTCCGGTTACATGATTGACGTTAAAAATCGTCGCGGCGAGATTGTTAAAGTTAAAAAATACTACGTGGGGAAATAATGGACATTGGCGGAGAATTTACAACAACCGTTAATGACGTTGACGGTAACGAGCATGAAGTTACTGTGAGATACAAAGGTTATTACCAGCAAGAAAAAATATCGGGGCCACCAGAAAAATGTTATCCCGCAGAAGGTGAAATTGAATTGGAAGTAGATTTTCCTGCGAATTTTGAATTTGACCGAGAAAACCTTGAAGATTATATTTTAGACGAAGCATGGGGAGATTATTTAAATGGATGATTTCGAGATTTTTTGGAAAGCATACCCCCGGCGGGTAGCAAAAGCAGTTGCAAGAAAAGCATGGATGCAGACCGCTAAGATTAGACCCCCTCTTGACGAACTGCTGGCCGCGATTAATAGTCAATGCCAATCCGAACAATGGCAAAAAGATAATGGTCAATTCATTCCGCACCCGGCGACTTGGCTACGCGGAGAGCGTTGGTCGGATGAAATGGAAATTGACGTTCCTAAACAGTTAAGCAAAACCCTCGGAACCCTTGTTGCTCTTGAAAGCTGGAAACGTGAACTGGCTGAAAAGTGAAATCGTAGAAGGTCTGCAAAGATTAATTTCTTTGCGGCTAAAAAACGCTCCTTCAGCCGATACGGTTACTGCTACTGCCGTGGTTTGGTTTGAAACGGTAGCCAGCAGACCGATTTCATGGGATGAAAGGTTAGACAGGAAACGCATTAAAACGGCTTTTGGCGAGTTGTGCGCGACAGTTGATATATTCCCCGCCCCCGCACAATTCCTGCGCGTCTTGCCCCCGCGTGAGCAAGCGTTATGCCTTCCGCCGCCGCAGTCAAAAGAACTTTCTGCGGAGAATCGGGAAAAGCTAGATTTATTACTTAAAAAGTTAAGGAAAGTTTAGGGCGAGTGGTGAAATTGGTAAACACAGCAGACTTAAAATCTGCCGCTAACGCTTGCCGGTTCGATTCCGGCCTCGCCTACCAAATGTAGGACAAGAAATGACCGACACGAACGCGGAACTGCGGAATAAGCTACTAAAGTGCGCGAATGACAATATATGCAGCTTATGTGGTAACGCCATTGACCGAGCAAGGAGCGCAAATGACAAAGGCTGATGAACTGTGGGAGAAGTATGCGAAGTCATGGCGTGACGGGGAACGCTATATGTCAGAACACGACTTCCTCGCCGCCCTCGCTGGATACGGAGAGGCTGTCAGGGCCGAGGCGGTGAAGGTGTGTAAGGACAAGCGGCATCCAGACGACTTTACGCCAGAATCAGGGCAATGGTTTATGGCGTGTGAGGACTGCGCCGCCGCTATTGAGAAGATGAAACTACCCTAAACAAAAACCCTAGTGCCGGATTTATCAATAATCAAAGCTGATTTTCTGGGGTTAAATTCTGGCGCATTTGGTACGGAAATATGAGTCCATGAATCGAACTCAAGAATAATCTGGTCAAAAGGAATTGCAGCTTTAATACATGCTTCAACTACTTCGCGGGGCTTCATTCCCGGCACTCTAATGTCCGCAGCACAGCCTAAACGATGCTGACTGGTATCTTTTGAACCAACAGAATCGTTGACTTGTTTAGACCGAAAACCGGAATTAATCATTACCGGCTTGTTGCCTAGCGCAGTTTTAACTTGCTGTAGTAACTCCGCAAGACGTTTTAAATTTGAAATTTCTTGTTCGTTAGGAATGTTATCCCATCCGTTTCGATTGGCCGCTTCAGAGCGCGTCAATTCCTCAAGAGAAAAGTTTGCAGTCAACTGCATTATTCTTTTCCTTTTTTCATGCCGATAATTTTCTCAAGAGTCCTGCCTCCAAAATAGAAGGACATTATCAGCATACCCCACTGTCCAAGAAGTTCGACGTAGTTGTTGTTGACTTCAATATCCCATGCCGACATTAGACCAAATGCGGTGTAAGTAATCAGGATAAACACCAGCGTCATAGGCCGGATGTTCTTGGACAGCCAGCTATCGCTGCTCATGTCCGCTTGAAGGCGCTTCGTCAGTTCCTCCTGCTCGGATACATCGGCGTTCAGTTGAGCCAATTCACCATTCTGCTGCATTTCCAGCAGCTTCAGTTTTGCTTGTTCCGCAGCTTGAGCATCGGGGAAGAACTTATCAATCAGCTTTGCGCCAACCGATAACAGTGCGGGAATTGGAATCATTTTCCAGAAACCTTTGTAACAATACCCGCCCAAAGCGCCGCGCCAATAGCTACAAACACCGCTGCTATCAATGCCATTGTTCCGTAATCTGAATACTTGCGAAGTCTTTTTCCAAAACGTAAGTCCTCTCGGAATTCTTCAACCTGCTGCGGGTCGTCAATATCAACACCAAGAATTGCAAAAACCTTTTTTACTGATTTATCGGCAATATCTTGGCATTGCGGATTAGACAAACAATCCATTTATACACCCGTAAAATTTTATTAAAAAGTGCTCAAATTGTATAGCACTTCTTCAGGGCCAACAAACTTGTTTTCGTCAAAATCTACGGACTCCCACCATAAAAATTGATTTTTTGATAAACAATCTTTGCTTTTTAGTAAATTGATATTCTCTGGATAACCATAAATTTTAGGGTCTGATACCGACCACAATACTATTCCCCGCTTTCCAGACAATGATGCTAAATGCTGGATAAAACTATCGCAGGAAATCCATACTCTACATTCATATATTAACTTTTTAATGTCTGAGATTGGTAGATTTTTCCTAAAATCATTAGTTAATTGTTCCTCACCGTCTATTCCAACTTGGATTATTGGTTCATCTATCCCTTTTAAAACCTCTTTCCAAAACGGATAGTTTTTAGGATTAGTTTTTCCATTGGTTAGTTTTTTGGAGTAAGGGCTAATCAAAATCATAGATATAACTTTCTGTATGCTTTTTCTATGCTTTCAGTCCAATTCCATTCCGCCATTTTCTTGTAGATATTCCACTGGTCTAAATCGCCAAACAATGCGTAGGCTTCCGCAATAGACTTACAAGGTATGATTTCTGGATAACACCCAAATACAACCGGGTTCTTTATCTCTGGAAGAATCTTGCTTAATACTACGTGGTCGCCCATTCCGTTGTTTAAAACAACAATAGTTTTTTCTTTATAGTTAATAATATTTCTAAATATCTTTTCGTCATGGTCAAACATTTCCTGCTTTTGAACTGCACGTATTCCACCTTGCGGGTTTTTCATGTGCCAAGTTACAGCGTTAGGCACGACTAATAATTTATAACCTTTTTGGTGTAGACCGTAGGAAAATAATGTTTCTTCTCTATGCGCTACCCTAGATAATCCCAAATTGTAATCGTGTATCGCGGCACGATACAGAAATGAACAATGTAAATGCTCAACAGATTTTAATTGTTTAATGTTTTTCCATTGAACGCTAGGCTCGGTATCAATATTTTCCAAAAGTCCGGTAGATTCTGTATTCTCAAAAAACAACGGAGGGGTAAGTATTGCGCCGCCAATAGCCCCGACCTTTGGCGTTATATGTTTTGATAAATTCTTTAATACGTTAGGTTCTGGTATTGCATCATCGTCAACGCGCCATACCCAATCAAACCCCATAGTGTTAGCTGTTTGATGGATATGATGCTGGCCTTTCTTACCGGCGAATAACCATTCCCATTTAATTCCTTTAATGTCTAATATTCTAAAGAAATGCTGATATAGGAATTCATTTCTCATGTCCTGCGGTTCGTCATTATCATCAAAAATTACCAGCTTATCCGGTAACTTTGTTTGATTAAGAATCGCATTTAAAACCAAAGGTAACGTAGAAAAGTATCTACCTTTGGTCGCAACAGAACATAGTATTTTATTCATTTGTAAAACTCATAATCATCAAATTACATCTGTTGCTTTCATTAATCGGGATTGCTTGCTCAGTTATATTCCCATGCTCCGAAATATACTTAATACTGAATCCCGAAAAGTGCGATTCATTCAATCCATGTAACTTATGATGTTCGCCCCAAAAGCCTTTTGGTTCATTCCACGGACAAGTAATTAGAAGTCTTTTGCAATGCTTTTTTAATCTCTCCGCAAGTTCTAAACCATTGTCTAAATGCTCAATAACTTCAAACGCAATGATTGTGTCGTATTGCTCTAGTTTGTAAGTGTTAATGTCTGCGTAAAAAAACTCGCAATTAGGTTTCCAATATTGTTCATTGGCAACGCTAACAATAATTGGGTCGTAATCTAGCCCTAAATATTCAATATCGTTTGGAAGAAATTGAACACCGTAGCCAGTAGAGCATCCTATTTCTAGGATTTTATTCCCATATAAATTATGGTTTGCCCATTGGTATCTTTGCGTTTCTCTTGGAAAAACAGAGTCACCTTTAAGAAATACTGCGCGTTCGTAGTTATTACTTAACTTCCAGCGATACCATTCTGGATTGTGTTTTTTTGCCAGCTTTAGGGAATTGATTGAAAATGTATTGTTCCAATTTTTTACTAAATTAGAATCATGCACAGTTCCTTCCCCTTCGTGAAAAATAGGAAAATTACCGGAATACCATTTAGGATTATTGGTAGGTATTTTTTTTAATACAGAATTAAATTTAAACCCTGCGTTTTTTGCTCTTATACAAAAATCAGTATCTTCAGAACCACCTACTTCAAATTGCTCATCTAGCAAACCGATTCTATCAAATACATTTCTGCTTATCATCGCGCAGAAAAAAATAATAAATTCTGTGTTTGCTGGCTCTGAATATTCTTTAATAACCCCGGTTATCCCAAAGTTACTATCTTCTAAAAACGGGGCTTCTAATTGATGCAGCCATTGATTCTTTTGTTGTTCTAACAATAAAACATCATTGTTTAAAAGAATAATTTTTTCTGCGGTAGCAACTTTAATTCCTGCGTTTGTTGCTTTTGCAAATCCAATAGCAGAATCATTCCAAACGGTTTTTAAGTTTGGTATTGATGTAGACAAGTAATTTAAATATGCCTTTGTGTTGTCAGTGCAACCATTGGCTGAAATTACAAGTTCTATATCTTCCATTGTTGACCACTTAATAAGTGAATCAACGCAGGGTTTAAGATATTTTTCGCAATTATTGTATGTTGGTATAACTATCGTGTATTTCATCTTGTATTATTTTATAAAAGTTATGCTCTCGGATATACCAAATCAACATTCTGACCAGAACTAAGCGCGGTCGCAAATACAACTTGTGTTCCACTTGTAACAGTAACGTCAGTCGCGTTTACCATTCTAACGCCATTTAGATAAACACTTATTTTTCCTGATACATAAGTAACGGATGTAGTAAATGTTGTTTGCGAAGCTGTAGAAGTAAATAAATCATAGACAACATTAGTTGGTGTTCCGCTAAATCCGCTGTATCCAGAATAACCGGAAAATCCTGAAGTTCCTACAGCGCCACTGAAACCGCTGATTCCAGAATAACCTGAAAAACCAGAAATACCAGATAAACCGTTAGTTCCGCTAAATCCAGATTGTCCACTGAAACCACTAATACCAGAAAATCCGCTGAGGCCAGAGAATCCTGAAAATCCTGAAGTTCCTACAGCGCCACTAAAACCACTAATTCCTGAATAGCCTGAAAAACCAGAAATACCGGAACCTGAAAATCCAGATATACCAGAGAAACCGCTAACACCTGAAAAACCGCTTATTCCAGAAAAACCGCTAATTCCTGAGTAACCACTAATTCCAGAATCGCCGCTAAAACCGCTGATTCCAGAAAAGCCACTGATTCCTGAATAACCAGAGAAACCACTGTAACCACTGATTCCAGAGTATCCACTGATACCACTAAATCCAGAAAATCCAGATAATCCAGAAATTCCAGAATACCCACTGATTCCTGAGTAACCAGAAATTCCACTTGCGCCTATTTCACCGCTGTAACCTGACGTTCCTGAGTAACCGCTAAAACCTGAATATCCGCTGTATCCGCTAAATCCAGAAAAACCAGACGCAGGGCCATTTACGGCCAACCAAGACACGCCATCCCAAGTCCAAGTCGAGCCGTTCGCACTATACTGCTGACCGATTGTGGGCGAGGTAGGAAAGTCTAATGAGGCCATGATTTACCTTATTGGAATTCTGCAACAATAGAACCAAATACAGGGTCGGCAGTTCCGTTCCCACTGATTCCGATTGGAACTATATAAACTTCCGCTTTTGCGCCAGCGACTAGATTTATCCAGCCAGTGTCTAAATAAGTTGCGGTTACGTTTATAGCAACAGAAACGACAGAAGTTCCAATGTCTAAATAACTTGCCGCAGTTTGTGTGTAAGTTGTCGCGTATCTTAAAATAAGCAAAGAAGCAGCGGCTCCCGCAACCGTAAGTTTATTTACTCGAAACCTTACTTGCGTGAAATTAGTTAAATCAACTTCTTGTATTGCTGCAAAAGTGATTGGAAAAATAGCTGCCGCAGTAGGCATATTAGTAAAAATTTCAGAATTAGTAGCAAGCAAAGGAACTCTAAGAACTGTGCCGGCAGTGCCGGTTGCGCCAGAAAATCCACTGATACCAGAAAAACCTGAGAATCCACTTATTCCAGAAAATCCAGAATATCCACTGATTCCTGAAAATCCAGATTCACCTGAGAATCCTGAAATACCAGAACCACTAAAGCCAGAAATTCCTGAACCACTAAATCCTGAAATTCCAGAAAAACCACTATAGCCAGAAATTCCAGAATCTCCGCTAAATCCTGAATATCCAGAAATACCTGAGTATCCTGAAATTCCGCTGAACCCTGAGTAGCCAGAAATTCCAGAGCCAGAAAAACCTGACGTTCCACTGAATCCAGAATAGCCTGAGATACCGGAACCGCTGAATCCACTTATGCCTGAAAATCCACTAATTCCAGAAAATCCACTGATGCCAGAATCTCCGCTATATCCAGAAATTCCTGAATAGCCAGAAATTCCTGAATAGCCGCTGTATCCTGAAATTCCAGAGTATCCAGAGAATCCAGAAATTCCAGAGTCTCCACTTAAACCAGATGCACCAGAAAATCCGCTTAAACCAGAAGTTCCAGAATATCCAGAAATGCCACTGTAGCCGGAAAATCCAGCAGTTCCGGTAATGGAGTCAACCCATTGCCCACCGTTAATATCTACATAGTAAATTTTTAATTTACCGGCGACATCATCCCACCACATCGAGCCAGCACCAAAAGTTACTGGTGGATTCTGACCGATATAAACACTACCGGAGTAACCGCTGTATCCTGAGATTCCCGAAAAACCAGAAAGTCCTGAAAAGCCAGAAAAACCGCTGTAACCAGATTGCGTATATGTAACTTGTGTAACAGTTAAAATTGCGCTTGGCGTTAATGGAACAATCCCGCTTGCGGATAAAGTTCCAAGTTGAATTGAGGTTGTATCTGTATCCCAAAATAATTCAACGTAATCGTTTGCGTTTAGTGTTAATACATAATTCCACGCAGGTAAAGCATACTTAGTCGCGGAAGATACAACTACACGACCATTTGAATCTGGAATAGATGTGCCATTAACCTTTAACCATAAATTTATAGTTTCGCCAGCACCACCGCCAGATTGGTGTATTACTTGTACCGAAAATTGAATGTTATAAACACCAGCACTATCAACTACAATTCTGGATGTTGGAGAACCTCTTGATACGCCAAAGTTTAATGGGTCGTTGGTATTAAAAGTAACTGCGTATGCAGTATTGATTGCTGCCGCAGTCTGAGTTGTGGTATCCCAAAATGAACCCCACAAGGCTTGAACGCCACCGGCTCCGGCTTGTCCTGAATACCCGCTAAATCCAGACCGACCACTGTAACCACTAAAACCTGATTCACCTGATATTCCAGAGAAACCGCTAAAACCAGAAATACCGGAACCCGAATAACCAGAAAATCCTGAAATACCAGACCAGCCGCTAACACCTGAATTTCCTGAAAATCCGCTTATTCCAGATTCACCTGAGAAACCTGAAATTCCAGAGTAACCGCTGAACCCAGAAAGACCTTCGCCGGAAAATCCAGACGTTCCAGAAAAACCTGAAAACCCACTTTCACCATTAAAACCAGAAATTCCACTGAAACCTGAAATTCCACTAAAACCAGAATAGCCAGAAAAACCAGAAATTCCAACTTCACCAGAAAATCCAGAAATACCAGATTCACCTGAATAACCACTAAAGCCACTGAAACCGCTAAGTCCACTTATTCCAACGCCAGAGTATCCGCTAATTCCAGAAAACCCGGATTGGCCGGAATATCCTGAATATCCGCTAAATCCAGACCAACCACTAATCCCACTAAATCCAGAAAAACCCGAAATGCCAGAATATCCAGATTCACCTGAAAATCCACTTATCCCGCTAAAACCAGAAAATCCTGAAATACCGCTATTTCCTGAATAACCGGAAATGCCAGAAAATCCAGATATGCCGGAATATCCGCTAATTCCCGAATATCCAGAAAAACCAGATAAACCACTTGCTCCGGGCGGCCCTACAATTTGCCCTGCGTCATACCACGCAGAACCATTCCATACCCACAGATTGCCATCGTCCTGAACGATGTAAGCATCGTTTACTTGATTACCTGTAGGCGGCAAATCGCCAACAGTTGCGACTTCGCCTTTAACATTAATACTGGTTCCTTGCTGTCCACTGTATCCGCTAAAACCTGAATAGCCTGAAATACCGGAACCGCTAAATCCAGAAAAACCTGATTCTCCACTGTAACCAGATAATCCTGAATCACCAGAAAAACCGCTTATTCCTGAAAAACCAGATTCGCCAGAGAAACCAGAGAATCCACTTTTACCAGACGAGCCGGAATAACCAGAAAACCCTTGTTCGCCAGAATATCCAGAAATTCCCGAACCACTATATCCTGATATTCCTGAATAACCTGATTCGCCATTAGCGCCAGAATATCCGCTTGCACCACTAAAACCAGACAATCCAGATTCGCCAGAAAAACCACTTATTCCTGCTTCACCGGAAAAACCTGAATAGCCACTAAATCCTGAAGTTCCATTTTCTCCAGAGTATCCTGAAGCGCCAGAAAATCCACTGATGCCCGGTTGACCTACGCCAGATTGACCACTGAATCCTGAATAGCCACTAATGCCAGAAAAACCACTTGGGCCATAAAGACCACGATTAATAGAAATTTCAGTGCGCGGAGTTGGCGTAACCTGAACGTCAATATTATTGGCTTGTGAAACGGCCACTTCAGTTTCATTTACAGAAACCGAAATGTCGTTTACCTGCCCTTTAGTAATGGACAGGTTTGCCATTTAATTCACCACGCCATCGGAGCGAACCAAGAATAATAGAAAGATAATATTGTCTTGCGCGGGAGTGGAACCAGCCGCAGGGAAACTAATCTTTATCCGGCCAGAAAACCCTACACATTCTTGCGCGTTAATATCTAACTGCGGGTCGCTTGAAATTACATCCCACGAAGATTCGTCAATTACAAGCGTAAATGTTCCTTCTTCGTCATCCCTGTTTGTAATTGTTAATGCCACGGGAGAAGGAGGCGGGCTATAGTCCGAAATGTCAAACGTCAGACCATAACGAGTGTCTTTAATATCCGATAACTGTCTGCGGATAATCTGTGCGTCAATGGTTGCGCCGGTCAAATCAACCGCCACACCTTCATTAGAAAACGCAAGATTCCAGAATGTTTGCTGCGCGTAAACTAATTCGCCAGCAATAATTGGATTGTCGAAACCGCTTACTTGTGTAAGCGTGTTTTTATTAAATATAGCGATGGCTTTACCCTACACTTTCTGCGTAAATGAGTAACCATTTTGCGGCGGCAATTTTCTTTTGCCAATTATTCTTCCGCAACAACGTCGGTGAATCGTGCTAATTGCACAATTATGCTCTTTTGCCGCATCTTCCGCACGAACAAAAGTTCCTTTAGGTGTTACAAACAATCCTTTAAAATTAGAGGCTTGTTCACCTTTTTTATTAAAATTTGGATTTTCTTTGCCAATCATTGTATTGTTTCTAAAGCCACCGGGGGCTTTATTCCAACCAATATTACGAAATGGACGAAGTTTATTTTCTATTGCGTAACAATACGAAGATTCGGCAACAATAATTGTTTCCATAACAATTTTGTTCCAAATACTTTTAAATTTATGTTTATGTTCACGCATACGCTTGGCAAAGTTTGGCGTAACGCCAACATAACCTTGCGTGAAAATATCATTGTGTTCATGGGAATGAACCCAATATAAAATCGCCATGATTACCCTTTCCGGTTAAAGCGCCGCGCACTCGCAGCAGCCTAAATCATGTCTTGTTTTTTATAAGTATATCATGTGTTTTTTTGAGTGTTATTTTTTGATTTCAGAAAATACGTTAATAAATACCGTTTCATTTTCTAAAGCCTCAATTTCATGCCATTCGTTTTCTTTAAGATTTATTGGCTGAGTTTGCTTTGTTACGATTACTTCTTTGTTTTCTTTTCGCACAATGCAAGAACCAGCAGCACAAAAAGTTGCATGGGAGTAAACATGCTCGTGTTTAGGCAAGCCCTCACCCTTGTTGGCATGAAACACGTTCACTATCGCGCCATCGTAGGTAAAGCTGTGTGCTGGAGGGACGCGGATAGTCACAGCGGCTGTGTGCCTTCGGTCTGCGGTTGCGGCAGCGGCTCAGGCACCGGGAAATCTTTGAACTGCTGGTCAACAGGGTCATACCATTTCTCGTCTGCCTTAAAATCATCCGGGCAATCAGTCCAAAACAACTCAGGAGAAACGGGAAAAATGTTTCCATCTTCTTCTACCTCAGCGACACGGTAGCCAGTTTCACGGGGTTCAACAGTTGAAATTAGTGCTTTCATGGGTTATCCAATATATTCAATGTAAACAGCGCCACCAATGCCGCCAGAAGCATTGGATGAGGTAGTTCCACCAGCGCCCACTGCGCCGGGAACGAGGTTTAGAGCCGCAGTCCATGTTACAGCCGTCGTTGAACCTATCCCGTTTCCGCGAAAAAGCGCCCCAGTAAAACTACCTCCCGCGCCACCAATAACAGAACCGTTGCCGGTAACTCCGCTTGTGCCAACACCACTCGCACCATCAGCGCCGGTGCTGTTCCCAGAGACTCCACCACCACCGCCAGTCGCGGACAGCAACGAACCTAAAGAGCTAGTTCCACCAGCGGCTCCGTTTGTTGAGCTTGTATTTGTGCCTGCTCCGCCAGCGCCAACGGTTGCTACGTAGCCTGTGCCGGGAGTTACTGTGTAAATGCCTACAGAAATACCGCCAAAGCCACCGTTGCCTCCGTTATTAACGCAACCACCATCCCAGTTTCCACCTCCACCACCGCCACCGATGCAGATAACTTTTATGCGGGTAACTCCGGTAGGAGCCGTCCAAGTTGCTGTGCCAGAAGTATAAAGGGCATATTGCAATTGTCCAGCAATGGCCGCAATGGTAATTGCACCAGTTCCATTAGTAATAGTAATACCAGTGCCAGCAGTTAATGTGGCTTTGGTAAGAGTATTTCCTGTCGTGTTTCCAATTAACAATTCGCCGTTTGTATATGTTGATTGGCCTGTTCCGCCGTTTGCTACAGCAGCAGTTCCGGTAACTCCTGTGGCTACATTTAACTGACCAGAAGAATTAACTTTATTGGCTAATTGTGAAAGATTAAAGGCTTGCGTCATACTGCCCCCGTTCTTGCGAAGGTTTGTTGTAAAAGTAAATTGGTAATAGTAGTCGGTGTATTAGATAACGTATAAGTACCAGTTGCGGTAGTGTAATCCGTTCCCTGCAATAACATCAATCCGTTGTTGTATAAATTGAAAGCATCAACGTCAAAATTGAAAGAATACAATGTCTGACCTATAACTGTATTTGTAATAATATTTACAGGGTTTCCATTTGGAACTGTTAAGTTATTAGGACTCCATTGGATAACAGTTAATTTTCCAGATGTAACATTTGGGAAGTCAGTAATAGTCTGGTCTGAAATATTGTAGTCTTGCTCATTTACTACCGTTCCATTCAGGAATAACAATTCAAAGCCGCTTACTAATGTAAATCCTGATGCGGTATATTCGCTTGCATCAGTAAGGGTCGCAGTATTCCTAGAAAACGAAGCGTAAATTGGGCTTGTTAAAGTTATGGTTCCAAAAGTTGTTTGACTTCCAGTTGTGGTATTAGCATAAGAAACAGAGCTATTAGTGCAAGCTGTTACTGTGTAAGTTCCGTTATATCCAGAAGGAACAAGACCTGTAATAGTAATGCTTTGACCAACGGTAAAAGGAATTATTAGTTTTGAAGTGAATGTTAGTGTTGCTACTGAGCCGGTTCCAGAAGCGCCAGTTGTAATGATGGATAAATTAGAAACAGATTTAAATGAAACAATCGTAACAATATCACCCGTTGTAGCGCCAACAGATAACGTAACAGTTCCGGTAGCGCCTCCGGTATCAGTGTATTCAGATGTATCTAATAAGCATCCGTTTTGAAGAACAAAGCATTGACCTGAGATATAACCAGATGCCCTAGTAACAGAAAATACCGTTTGTCCTGAAGTTGCTGTAAAAGATTGTTTGGTTAAATAAAACTCGTCCGGTTCTTCTAAACCTACCACTCGACCATAAATATCAATAGTAAGGTTTGCAACTGAACTTGTTTGTGTATAAGCGCCACCGAAATCCAAGAATTGCTGAAGTGAAGCAATAACTCTACCATCAGGTGTGTTGTTTACAGAGATTTCACCTGTTCCAACAGATGTTGTTCCGGTAGAAAGTAATTGTCCTGTTGCTCTGTCTAAATCAATAAAATTTATTCCGTCAGCTAAAGCAGCCCATACAGTTGGGTCAAACAAATTGGTTTGACTTGGAACAAAAGCACCGGTACCAGCAGCATATCCAGCTAATCCAGTATCAAAACTAAACTTCCTTCCGGTTCGATTGGAATAGCACAGGTAATAAACAGTCCCAAAATTAGGGTCTGCTAAATACCAAGTATAGTCAGATGCCGTAATACTTGGGGTTACGCTGTCTTGATTTAGAAGTCCGTAGTAAGAGTGATTTCTAGGGTCTAAATCAAAATTAGTTCCGGTTATGCTGTCAGCGTAAGCAACAACTAAATAACGCTCGGAATACTGGAAAGTGCTTGGTCGCCATTGGAATACAGAACTTGCGGAACTGTAAGGACTAGTCGCAATACTATTAACCATGCGAGAAAAGAAATACCAATTACCACTAGGAATGTCCGAAATACTAATACTCGGCATTGCGGTAGAAACAGGATACGGGTTTCCGTTTGGTTGAATCTCGGTAGTTCCCGCAAAGATAAGTTGCTCTTGCGTCGGACTAGAAAATGCCGAATACCAAAGTTCCGCGTATTGAATAATACCTACCGAACTACTTGTAATTTGAACTACAAACGTAGGATTAGTAATCGTCGGGTATTGGGCCGCAACTACCGGAACCGGAATATTTCCGAAAAGTGTAGGGCTTCCAATTCCGCTATTGGGAACAGGTGCAAACTGAGTTACGGAAACATCGTCATAAATTGCGGCGTTATATTCAGAAAGTGTCAGCTTGGCTAAGACTTGTCCGCTATCCTCAAACGTCTGCACAACTTTATTGATTCTAAATAACTTGGCAACCCATCCGTAATTCACACTGGTTACAGAAACAATATCACCAGATTCTAATTGCAGACCGACATAGTTAATTGTGCATTGAACTTGTAAATCTTCCCTTGCAGATTTAAGCATCCGGTTAGCAAGGTATTGTGCGCGAACGTCGTTATTAACTAACGGCAAGGAAACCGATTGTTTGTTTACTGGTTCATTTTGGAACAACAGTTCCGGCGCAATTTCCGCAAGGTCAAACGTCGAGGAATTAAATGAGTCCTGATTGTTTTCGTCAGGGAATTTACATTCAATGACATTGTAAGAGCCAGCAATATCAATCGGCGTGATACTGATAGCAGAAACCATATTGCTATCGTTAATGTTCATTGCTACCGTGTAAGTAGGCGATTGAACAACAACACCCCAAGTTCCCAATATTTCATTGTATTTCAAGAGGCAATCACAACACGATGCCATATCTTGAAGGTTTTGCATTATCGTTCTGTTAGTGTCGATTACACCATCAAAACGAAAACGGGTTTGCGTAGCAGAACCACCGGCATAAGGCTCGTATGTAAATGAACCATCGCAATAAGTATTAAGCGCGGTAAGACTAGCCGTATCTATTTGATTCGTGGGAATGGCCGCGCCATAAACCGTATTGGTTAAATAATCATTAAAACAATCTCCCGGCTTAGAACGGGAGTTTGTAATCTGAAACTTGGTTTGTTCGATACCTTGAATATTAAGGTCTTGGTTGTAAGTTAAATGCAGAATTGCAAAAGCGCAATGAGTCATTTGTTGCGATGTATCCCATTGCCAAACAAGACCGCTAGATTGCATTACTTGAGTTGCGGACAAACTAGAATTCTGCGGGGAATTTATGCCATTGCTATAAAGGTAGAACTTAATGTTACCGTTTATAGGCTGACTTTCTCCGGTAGATTCATCAAGCAAAGAATCCACACTATATAAGTTTGTGCCGTTAAATACTACTTTTTTACCGCCGTAATAAATATCACCGAAAGTAATTGTGTCTGCGCCGTTTCCAGTAACTTCAGACAAAGCCAATACATAGTAAAGATTTTGGTTATCTTCAGTGATACTTAAATCAATGATTGTGCCGCCTACCCAAGCAGAACCATAGACCACTGGTAATTTGTTATCTGTTGCTGGCGGAATTTGCTGACGATTACCGGGGTTTTTTGCTTGACCTGCAAAGTCTTGTGCACCCTGATTAGGGCTAAAAAATGCTTTAGATATAATTGCAGATGCAACCATATTTATTGCAAAAGCAGTAGCAGCAGCAGCAAAACCAGTTAAACCCGCCGCAATTGCAATAGTCATACCAACAGCAAAAGCAGGGGCCGCAAAACCAAACAACAATAAAAATGCAACAATGTATTTCATTATTGAATCCAGATTTCGTCTTGTTTGCGATAACCGAATCTGGAGTAGTCCACATCGGGGCTAGTAACCAATCGGCTTATGGTGTAATACTTAATCCTGCCGGTAGTTTTTAATAACTCTCCGTATTCGTTATATTCTTTTAATAATTTATATCCAGCCATTCCACCACGATTTTCTGGTTTTACATACCAAGCTAATTCATGCAATCCAAAGATTTTATCCGACCAAATACAGGGAAGGATAATAGACATAAGTATTCCGTAATCATCTGCTAGAAATATTGCACCACGGCCAGCAAATATTTCATCAAGTAACTTATTTCCGTATTCCATATCAGAATACGCATGGCAATAATCTATCGGACTTTCATTTGCAAACTGCGTCATTAAATCAATAATGATTGGTTTGTGATATTTTGTTGCACGATAAATCATTGCGTTTTGCCAAAGTAATAATTTATGGTCGAAACAAACGCAACACGGTTCATGCTGGTATCGCCGGAATTAAAGAATTGCCAAGAATTATTATTTGTATATCGTCCTGCGGTTCTGTTTTGCAGAATTAACTGAATAGAAGATGCGGTTACAGTAATGGTTCCAACAAACTGTCTCATTTCTTCTAGCCATTCCTCGGAAATCGAAAACGAGGAAACATAACCAGTAAAGAACTTATAAAGACCACCACTACCGCCGCCAGTAATTAATTCTCCATCCGTGTTAAAAAATCCATTCCATGCTTCAATCTTTGAGCCTTTAACATTTAGACTCAAAACCCAACCAAGCATTGCGGTATCAATTCCGATTAAAGTAAACGCAGTTTCGTTTGCTGTAGATTTAATGTCTTTTTGAGCATCGCCAACCTTCATTAATACACCAACCGCGTCAAACGGTTGCGCGTCAACTGAAGGAACCGTTATAGGTGCGGGAGTAGTAGCAAACCTAAATACTTCGTCAGCAGTCGTTACACGCACAAATTGTGCGTAACGAATGTTGTTAGTATTTTCAACTGGCGCAATTACATTCATAACACAGCCTCGAAAGCCACAAAGTTACCAGACCATTGAATGAATGAATCATCGGTAATTGGCATTAAAGAGTAAGTAGGATATTCCCGCAGAATTACAGGGAATGTAGTTCCGGTATATGAACTACCGCCCATACTAACCGTTGTACCGTATTGACCAATTACCGCAGCTATAGGACTGGTTACAGTAGTTAATAAATTCCTATGGACAGGAATGTTTACAGTAGAACCAGAACCACGCTGAACGTCCGAAGTCGCAATGTAAGAGTAAAGACCAACCTGACAAAAATCGCCTTTTCTTACAATGTATGCCGACGAACTAATAGAAGGTAAAGAACCCAAGACAAGCGTTTTATTGGCCGAAGCAGTTTGCCATTGGCAAGCACTAATCTGGCCGGAAGTCATATCGCTTTGATACTCAATATAGTTAATCCAGCCGGTAGTGCCAAAGTTAAGATATTGAGTTAATGACTTGTCGTAATACCTTAAATCCGCAAGTAAATTCCTGTTCTCAGAATAAAGTAAATAGTTCATTGGCTTCATCGTAAAAGCAAACGGAACTACCGTCAGAATTTCACTTGTTGAAATCCTTTGGTTCCGACTTAACATTTGACCAACAAACCTCTGGTCGTTAATTCCAACCGATTCAGAGATTGCAAGAATAGTATTTAAACTCATGATTACCTACTTTGCGGAACTGACCGCGAGGCCGATTGGTTAGCTGCCCATACTGATTCTTTATTCCTTGCCAAAAATTGCGCCGCAGACTGCGTATCAATGGCTTGCATGTTCGCAATATAAGGGCCGTTATACACTACTTGCGGTGCGCTAGTCATTCCTGCCATTTGCTGATTAGGAACAATGGTTCCTGCGGTTCTAGGGATAAACAATTCAGGGCCGTTTTCTCCAACAATCGTAGGGCCGCTAATATAACCACCATCTGCGGCATAACCTGTTCCACCAGTAGAAAATCCAAAATCACCAATCATCGGAGTTCCGCCAGCAGTTGTCGCAGCGCCACCACCGCCGCTAAATAATCCTCCAAACCCCTTAAACATTTGGAGCATTTGGGATTTCAGGTAAATAGCCAAAATGTCCTGAATGATTGACCGAGTAAGGTCTTTAAACGATAGCTTACCTGTCTTAACAAAGTTAGTTATCGCGTTTTCCATGTTGCCAAAAACAGCTTGGTTTACGTCGCGCAATACTTTCAATCGCTCAGTAAGACCAATAACTTCTTCCCTACGCTGTTGTATTAATTGCTGATTGGCAATCAAATCATTGCCACGCTGACCAAACTCAGGATTATCAAGAATCTTTTGGCGGATAGCAGCAATCTTTTGTTCAGTCTCCAATCGACTTAAAGCAATATCTTTTTCCGCTTCGGTCATTAACAGATTTTCACTGTAAATTTCCAGCTTTCGCTTTTCCATTGCCAAAGAATCAGATTCAGTCTTTTGTGCATCACGCACAGCTTTTTCTGTTTCTACCGCCTTTTGTGCAAGTTTTACCCTGCCATCAAGAATTTCTTTTTGGGCATAGGCTTGGGTTAATAACTCCGCGCTAATTCGTTTTTGTTCTTCAGAAAGCGAAGGATTAGCCATAACCTTAGCAATTTCATCAGCTAATTTTGCGCGAACTTTTATTTGCTCTATATCATCTTGCGTAACTACCTTTTTACTTTTAAACAAATTTAATAATTCTCTATTGGCATCAACCTCTATCAATACAGAACTAATCTTTTCGTTAATGGCTTTTTGAGCCTCAAATTCCATCGCTTTGCGTTTTTGAATACGCTCTGATTCAATGTTATTGAGTTCCGCAACTAATTGATTTTCATTTTGCAGTATGTTTTGTTGCTTTTCTTTATCATTTTTCTTTTGATATTCTAATATTGCATCTTGCGTTTTCTTGTTTGCTTCTTCATCAATTTTTGCCAAACCAAAAGAATTAGCTAAACGCTGTTGATATAAACCTTCGTTTAAAGTTTTCCTTAATTGATATTCTTTATCTATAAGAGCTTCTAACGGAGTTGCTGTTTCAATTTTACGGCGTTCATCTTCCGCCTTCTTTTCATCGCTTTCTCTTTTTTTATTATCTTCGCTAATTTTTTTAGACAAAGCAAAATATTGGTCTGTGTATTCTTTTAATCTTTTCTTTGCAACATCACTACCAAATCCAGTAGGAGCATTTGCTAAAGTTTCATAAATTCCAACTTGCTGTGCAAGTTTTTCTAATTTCTCTAAATCTGTATCTGGAGCACCAATGTTTTTGATTTTCTCAAAAGCATCGGCAATAGAATTCCAAAGTTTAGCAAGCGTTCCTAATTGCGGAGTTTGCTTTTCTAATTTTTCATTTAATGCCTGAGAAAGCGTAACAATAGCGCCCTGTTTATCACCGGCCCTTTCTAACGCTTCAATTTGACGGTATTGGGCAAGCGTCAAAAAGTTATATTTTTCATTCAGGTTTTTTGCTGAAGATGCCGTTCCGTTAAACGCGGAAGTAAGTTCTTTGCCGACAACATCAACAGATTGGCCGCTAAGTCTTGATACAAGCGCAATAGACTGCGCGACAGATTCAATAGATTTAGATGTGAACTGACCGGACGAAGCTAATGATGCAAATATGTCTTTTGCATCCTTTAAACCAACCATACCGCCGCCAGCAAGTGATTGGGCTAATCCTCTGAATTTATCAAAAGTCAATCCAGCAGTATTGCCAGATAGAATTAAAGAGTTATTAAATTCTTTGAATTCCTCATTGCCTTTGTACGCAGCGTAAGCGAGAGTTCCAAATGCCGCAGCTAATCCGCCGACAACAACCCTTGTTAAAGTTAATACCTGAGCAAAGGCTTTAAATACATTGGTTACACCGCCGAACTGGTCGCGTAACTGACCGCCCTGTTGCAGCAATACAAGCATCGGATTTTGACCACCGGCAAGACTGGTCACAATATCCGTTGTTTGATAGCTAAGAGCCTGTAACTGATAGGTCGTTAAACCCGCAGCTTTTACTGTCTCTTGTTGTGCTTTTTTGCTAGATGCAACAAGAGAATCCATTGCTCTTGCTTGAGATAATAAAGCATCTTTTCTTGATTCTGTTGCTTGAGCAAATTTACCGCCAGAGGCAAATTCACGCTCTAATTTTTCTACTAAAGTTACTTCTTTTCCGTAATCTTTAACGGCATAAGTAAGTTTTAATATTTCTTTTTCAATATCATTATTTTGTCTTGTGATTTCACGTTTTAATTTCTTTTCGGCTTCAATGGCTTTATTGACTTCATCTTCCCATTGGGCAACATTAAGCGTCATTACCACGCCGAGACGCGCAAGAATTTGATTAGCCATAATAAAACCTTATACCATTGGTGTTACATTTTTCATAAACGATTTTAATTGATGCGCTAATTGCTCTTTTAGTATATTGAGTGCTTCTTCCGCGCCAGTCTCCATAGAAATTCTGAGATAAGGATGCGCGGGAGTATTGGCGTTACCAAATTCTTGCGACAAAGAAACAGCAGATTTCTTTACAGACACCATTCCCCAAACAACATCGCCTTCACGGTAAAAGGATGATTGCTTATCTTTTTCGTTTGGAAGTCTTACGGTTATCTTTGCGGTATCCCTTAAATGAATTCCAGACTTGTTTGTTTGTTCATCATAAGGTGCATTTGCAATAACATTATCCAAAACTGGCCGTAATGCTTTGCGAACAGAATTGACCGTTCCCTTTTTTAAGACTTCTTCAGGTCTGTAAAAGGAGAACAAAACATCCATTTGTTCTTTTAGTTGGTCAAAACCAGTAACTTCAAAAGTTTTATTTGCCATCAAAACACCTTTGGAGCGTTAGGCGACATTCTAGCAAATGAGAGCAATTTATTATTTGCCTCTATTGCCTTTTCTTCTTCAGTTAATGGCGGAACAATGTATTCAAAAGTTGACGGAAGCACATCTTCCATACGGTATGGCTTCGCGTCTTTTCTGAGTTTGGAATTGAGATTGCCGGTAGTAAGGGAACTCAAAGCAATCAAGTTTGCCTTGCTTCCCAACATACCATCATTCAACATAATCTCAATATTTCTCATATCGTCCGATGGTATGTTATCGGGATACCCACCATGAGCATAAATATATGCTCTAGCTTGTTGGTGAATATCCCTAATTAGTTTTTTCGCGCTTCTTTATATCCCGGCTGAATAGACTCAGTAATACGTTCCAACATTTCAAATTGAATAGACATTGGAAACTCTGCTTCAATGTCCTCGTAAGTAATATCGCTAAAATCACCAGATTCAGGGATTAGCAATTTGAAATATTCAAGAATCCTTTGTTCCATCTGAATGACGGATACGCAAGTATCACGCAAGTTCATTGGTTTGCCATCAATTACAATATCATCATTGACAAACTCAACACCACTTACGGATTCCTGTTTGACGTTATTAACCATCTTGTCAAACCTTGCGTCAACTTTTTCTTTAGGAACCGATTTAATACGTTCAGAAATGGCTTCCATTTCAGACGATAGCGGAACCTTTACCTTGAATTTATTAGATGCCAATTCAAAGGTTTTAACGCGGATAGAATCGTTAATCTTTAACGCAGAGGCAATTTTGCTCATTTATTGTCTACCTTTATCATTTTGTCGTATATAGCGTCATTTAGCCGTTTAGCATATTCGGCCACTTCTTCAGGACTCATTTTATCGGCATGATATTTTGCAATCTCATAGGCAATATTGATTCCCGCAATTCTTTGTTGGTGAAACCCAAACCAGTTCTTTGTTCCAGAACTGGCTTGGGTCACTAAATAACTAAACAGGTCATTACTGTTTTGTATTGTAGTTGTCATTTTTTCTCTTTTAGTCGTTAGACCAGCCGTAGCTATTGCCGCCAACCGGGTGAATCGTGAAAATAAACTTACCTTCGGCAGAAGGCGACATATCCCATTGCAGACCGCCTACACGAGCATTGAAGGCATACGCAACAGTGTCAGTGCCATCGTAAACCGCGATAACAAAGGTGCGAATAATCGTGCCGCTGTAACCGTCGTCGCGGATTAACAGTTGCGCGGTATCAGCCGGATTCCATGCCGAAGTAATCGTCAGCGAAGTTACTTGGTTTTGCGTAGTGATTTTTGCGCCGGTACGAGCGCCAGCAACCGAGAAAGCCGCAGAAGCATCGTCCGCACCAAAAGAGGGAATAGCCTCTACCGGAACATTAATACCAGCAGTACCAGTGCCGCCAGCGGAAGTGCCGACAATAGTTTCAACTTGAGCAGCCCAAGTTGACAGTTGCGCGTCGGTCAAGGGAGTCGGAACCGCATCATCTTGCATCCAGAGAGTCGCAACATAACCGGGCAAGACCTTATTAATAAGTGCCATTTTTTAATTCCTTAATAAAGTTAATAAAAGTCTTGTTTTATGTTGGAACATATATTGTGCAATCCAAGATAATTTGGTTAAGACCTAGTTCATTGTCATAGGTGTTATATAACCAATATACATCGGATTTTGCTACAAAAAACCCAGATATTCCGCCAAATTGACCAGAATACCCATGAAGCGATTGTAATATTGAATCACTTAAACCAAAAGCATCATTCATTGATTGTGAAAAAATGCTTATTTGGAATGTCGGAGTGTCAATACCTTTATTGTCTTGCGTTTGACCTGTATAAACCGGCTGGTGAATATTCCGCAGTTGCCAAGTAATGAAACTAGGCTCAGTGGCAAAATTACGGTTAAAAACTGCGTAAACGGGCGTAGGCGTGACAATACCTGTAAGTTGGGTCTGTATGGCCGCAGCATAGTCCAGAGGGTTCTGCTGGCTCATACGGCAACCACAGGGTCATTGCGATAGCACATGAAAGTAACCTTCATTCTGTCGTTACTTTCCCGAACGTCACCAATACGCCAATCAAACCCCCTGTAAGTGATACTGTAAAGGTTTTGATTGTTTACAATTTCTTTCGTGTTTGGCGTGTAGTTGACCGTAAGATTAACAATGTCCGAATAAGAACGATAACGGTCTGAAATCCTAAGACTATTAACCACATCGGAAACCAAAGCGCGAGTATCAAACCACTTCGTAATAGTCGTAGTGTATTCACCAATAGTATTGGTGCCATTGGTAACATTATTTACGCTTATGTTTTCGTATCTAGTAATAGACATTACATAACCAAAGTTTTGTATGGCCGCAGCAATGCTTTAACGCCAAACGGAATGTCGTGTAACTTTCCGGCAGTCGTTTCTGAGCGATTGTTATAAAGGTGCGTTAAAAGCAACAATCCTGCTTGCTGAATCACCGGATACTGAGCAATGAAGTTAGCCGGAACCGTATATAAAACTTGCAAAGGATTAGCAATTACTTGGCTAATGCTATTAGGAACACTTTTAACAACTACACGATTACCAGTGGGGTCGTAATAGTATTGAGTATTGCTAATAGTTGTTGGCGCGGGATTAGGGTCGCCAATATAACATTTGACTTCATTTAGAATAACGCCAGAATTGCCGATAGATACTTCCGGCAAGTCTAAATAAATTGCGTTACTGAAGAATCCCGGATTGCCGTAATAAACCCGATATTGCGTTGAGAACATCGAAATACCAAGAAAATCCTCAATCGCAAAACGGGTCGCTAACTCTAAACCGCTTAAATACGAATCTTGACTTTCATCATCGAACAGATTTAACTGTTGAGTAATTTGCTCAAGACTTAACCATTCAGTTACTAAATCACGGCTAACCTGTTCAATTTTTGCGTAATTAAACGGGTTTCTATTTACAGCAAAAAATGGAGCAAGCGTAAGATTTTCAATGGACATTTGCCGCCCCTATTAAGCACCGTAGAGCCGAACTCCCGCGAATACATCCCGAATGGTAGAGCAAGTGCGCTTTTCGGCATACAAGGTTACAAAACCGGGCGCAGTTTGTTCCAACATTTGCAGCTTCATTTCTTCGTTATCCGCAATCGTTACAAACCTATTCCAAGCAGCAAGATAAACGGGGAATTTACCGCTTCCAGCAATGTCCATGTACGGATTAGGAATTACGGGGAAACCAGCAATATGCCCAACTGCATAACCGTCAACTTCGCCAATATCAAGGAACAACGGCAGTTGTTGGTCGTCGCGCAGTTCGCGCAAATTCTTAATTGTAGTCGGGTGCATCATCCAAGCAGTAGAAGGATTGTTCCAATACTGAGAAGGTAGTGCAGATGCAAGATTCATAATGTCGTTATACGCAACCGAAGCCGCACTAGCTTGCGCTACTTGCAACATAGTATGCCGACCATTGGTATCAGCCGAACCGCTAGTGCCAAACGATGCGGCACTGGTAGAACCTGCGTAGAAATTCAATCCGCGCAGACCATCGGTACTACCTGTTTGCGGAGTAGCGGTTCCACTTGATAAATCATTGTTTAGAACCATGCTCAAACCTTCTTGTTGAGCAAATTCCAGAGCAATATCTTCAACAATCGTTTCTTCAAAACCGTCAATATCGGACATAACAGCAGTCCGAATAGGAACTACTGCGTTAATACATTTCAGCGAAATTTGCCAAAACGAAGCGTCGTAGTTTCCAACGTTATTCTTTATGCCATATCCCCACGGATTAGTAGAACCCGATTGGATTACGGTAGCGTTACCAGTTTTTACAACAAATGCTTCATCAGAGCCGATAGTAGTAATAACACGGCTCATCATGCGAATAGGGTTAGCGTAGCGCAAAGCAGCGAACGCATCATCATAAATAACTCGACCGCCGACACCTGAACCCGAAGCGGTTAAAGTCGATGCTTCCGCAAGATTAACGGTAGCCTCTCCTTCTTTGAGTGTCTTTTTAACTGCATCAAGAATCAGGCTCATAGATTATCCAATCTCGTTTTATTCAAAAGAGGGGAAACAAGTTTTCTTGCTCCCCCACCTTTATTACGCTCCGGTTGCGGTAGAGCGATACCGAATGATGCTGAACGGGTCAACTACGCTGGTGCAAAGACGCTTTTCACCGTAGAACGTGATGAAACCCGGCAAGGTCTGGTCGTAGCGACGCAGAACCATGTTCAGACGGTCAACGATGGTATGACCACGGCTCCAATCACCGAAATACATCGGATACAGAGAAACGCCATCGTCAGTACCCGGCGAAGTCGGATTGTCGAGATATTTATTCACGACAACATCGAAGCCAAGCAAGCGACCAACAATGCCGGGGTATTCCAGCGGCGACATACGTTCAAAAACCGGAGTGCCGTTATCGTCAACCAGACCACGGATACCAGCCAGCATCAGCGGGTTAATTACAAACTTACAACCCGGAGTCCAATACTGCTGCGGCAGGTCGTGGATAAAGTTAATCAAGTCTTTGTAGCTGACATTGTTTACGGCAGTATCACCATTGGTAGTGATTTGGTCATACGTTGCAATGTCATGCAGACCAGACGAAGAACCCGTACCGCTAGTGCCGTAATCCGCGACAGAAATCGTGCCGCCAGCATAAGAAGCATTGTTGCCGCCGTATTGATTCAGGCCGCGCAGACCGTTAGTGCCGCCATAAGCCGCACCTGCATCTTGGTCGTCGTTCTTAATCATCGACAATGCTTCAACTTCCGAAAATTCAACCAGCATGTCCGAAACAACATTGCTTTCCAAACCGTCAATGTCATCCAGCGCAGCGGTACGAATTGGGAATTGCACGTTCAGGTCTTGCAGCGTCAGTTGCCAGATGTTCGTGGCTACAGTCGTTGCAGCGCCGTTGTTTTGAATGGTGTAACCCCACGCAGGGCCGGTATTGCCGGTTTTTGCGCGGAACTGATACGTTGCGCCTTCGGTCGATACATTACGCGAAACACCACGCATCGGGTTAGCAAGACGCAGAGCAACAAACATCGGGTCATAAGCGGTACGACCGCCAATGCCAGCGCCAGAGCCATTCAGGTCTGCCGCCTCTTTGATGTAGGCATCATACTGACCTTCATCTGCAAACATCTTGATTTCTTTTTCCATCGTGCGGCTGGATTTGTAGAAATCGCGCAGTTGTTCTTTTACCGACCGGTTTACATCTTCTTTGATACTTTTTGCGACTTTGATAACCGAAGGCGCTTGAATCGCGGCGACTTTGGCTTCCAGCGCAGCAACTTGCTCAGTTACTTGGGTTTTTACTTCTTCCAGCGACTTAGCAACTTCGCCCTTGATTTCTTCCACTTTGGCGACATTAGCCGCTTCAATGGCATCCAGCTTTTCAATGACTTCTTTCATGATATTCCTTTATTTAATGCGTTTGGAAATTTCCTTAGAAAGTTCACGCACTTGTAAAGCACGTAAAATTTCTTCGGCTTCGTGTACCACCGCATCAGCATCCCGCTGAGTTGGGGAATTCTCAAGTTCTACATCAGCATCCCGCTTGATGTATTCCCTGAGAGAACTAGACGCGGTGGCCGCATCTTTACGTGAAAACCCGGCATCCCGCAGGATTTTCTCGATTTTTCGCTCTGTTAATCCAGCAAATTCTAATTTGTGGATTTCAGCATTAGGATTGTTTGGATACATGACAACCGATACTTCACGAATACCACCTTTGGTAATCTGGAAGTAGGCTTCGTCAGATTGGTCTGGTTCGCCATCAGCATTAACCATCATGGCTTCTTCGGCATATGCACCGACAGAAACGCCACCAAACAAATTAGGAGATTCTTTGAGAACCGTATAAAGGTCTGAACCGCCTACGGTATTCGTATAAATACGACCGTTTGCAGTCATTCCTTCATTGTCAAAATTGAATTCTGTCCATTCACCGACAGGCATACCCATGTCGTTATGATTCAGAAACATTGGTAAAGGTTTTCCAGCTTCCGAAAACTCATTTACCCAAGATTGAAAACCCTCTGGCTTGTAATAGAATTTACGACCGTCTGCGCCTTCACGCGCACCCCAAGTCGTAACTCTAGCTTCAATCTTACCCGACGGACTTTGGCTTTCTTCCGCGCTTTGCTCCAGATTTACTTTTGCTTCGCAAACCAGAAGTAGATTTTTCATTGATTACCCCATTTTTAAGCGATTGATTATCGTCTGTTATCTTGTGGGGTTTTCTACTTGCGCCGAGTTTAACATCAGATTGACGAATCTGTGAAGTAAGTATAGACAACGCTTTTCTTAACAGATTCATGTCGTTCCAATATTCATGCGGCGAGTCTGATTACCGCCACCACCACCAGTATCTTGCGACCCACTACCGGGTATTGGTTCAGCAGATTTATCTATAGAAACCAATTCGTCAGCGCCTTCAATTTTGGCAATATTCAAATATTCACGCGCTTCATTGGGAGTCATAATCCCGGATTTAACGCCAGCAGTAACCAAATTCATCTGGTCAAGCGGAGCGCCCTTCAAGAATTCTTTGGTATCAAATCTTACGCATAAGTTAGGAAATCCCTTTAACAAATGCTGCTTTAACTTTTGCTCAATACTAATAACCATAGGGTACATGGTAGTTTTGTAGAATTCATCAAGCATTGTTTGGGTATTGTTGTATTTACCATCAGCAATACCAATCATCGCAGGAGAAACACCAAAAAGGCCGCAGATACGTTTCATGGTTTGCATCTTCAGGTTTGCTACATCGGCATCCTGAATAGTCAACATATCTACCGGCATATATTTCATGCCCTGATCAAGCAACATACCCTGACCAGCTTTACTTTGGTCAACTGCCCTAGAACCAGTCATTGCAGACCATGCTTCTTTTAATCTGGCCGCGATTTCTTTGTATTTGGCATCTGGAATTACTTGCTCAGTAACAAAAATACCCGAAGGCTTCGCACCATTCTGCATTACAAAATTGGCGTAAAGGTCAATGTCTTGGTCTAATGCAACAAGTTCTGTTGCTAAGATGCCTTTATTGAAACCGCTGGAACCTTGCCACGCAGCTTCTTTAATGTGCATGACTTGATGTGCGGCAAGCGGTTCATCTTTGCTAAACCCGTATGAGGGAGTAGACAAGCGATACGAAGGATAGCGAGTAGCAGTCAGAATAACCGAGATTAAAGTCGAATCAAGGTTATACATTTCAATCGGGGTTTGAGTTGAATCTTTTTGGTCTTTACGCCACCAGAGAGTAAACGATTCACCTGCAATGTCTTGCCACATAGACCATTGATACCAGAACTCATATTTGCTCTGAAAATTGTTTGGTTCTTGCAGAAGATTTAATACTTGTTTTGCTTTGTTCTTATCTCTTGCGCCTACTTTGTCGCTTTTTAGTGCATCAACAAAAGTGCCATCGTCAACTTTATACATAATTGAAACGGGGAGTTGAGATAACGCTCTTGCTTTAAGTCCGACGCACGACATAATCGTGCTATTGCGAGTTAGCAGGGATACATCAACCTGCCTTCCGGCAACAGTATTGCTTGAGGTGGTTACATATAAAAGTTGAGATGCGGTAGGCTGTCTATTCGCGGTCGAATAAATAACTTGATTACCAAGTTGCAACTGACCAAGAACAGTATTGGCTTCGTTTTGGGTTTGTTTTTTCTTACTGAAAATATCTAAAATTCCCATGAAACCCTCCGATTTTCACGGATTATATATCAAAAACTTCTGAAACCATATGAAGTATTAGCAAATGGATTGTCAAGAGCGCAATGAAACGCCATAATCATTGCAATAATTCCGTCAACTTTTGCGGAAGTATCAGCAGAATTCTTCCTGATTTTCTTATTTCCGTTTACATCCTCGTAAACTTCACAGTTTCCAAGCTGCCACAAAACAAACGGGTCATGGTCGTGGGAAATAGATTTACTCAGGATTAACTTTTCAACGTGCTTTGACGGATTGTTAAGAACAGACATTCCCTGCCCGATTTTCTTTACTGGTAAACCGTTTTCATACAATTTACTAACTAAAGCTGCGGCGTTCCATGCGTCAAAACCAATTTCTTTAGCAGTATGCTTTTCTGCTTGCTGGCGAATAAACACTTCAATCTCAGCGTAGTCTGCAACATTACCTTCTGTTAATTTTAGCGTTCCACGTGAAACCGCTTGCAGGAAAATAGGTTTGTAATGACTAGGAATAAAATCTAAACTTTCTTCCGGCAAAAAAAACATAAACTCCGCGTGATACTTTTCCTCGTTATACCTATGTAAAGTGCATACCGCGTTCAAATCTCTAGTTGCCGCCAAGTCAAACGCAATAAACGTCGCTTCCGGGTCTTGTTCTGGTTTACCTTTTGTCGCAGTTTCCCAATGTCCAGTGTCAATCCACGCAGAGTTGGCCGAGACATAAACATTAAACGTCTTGCACAAAAGCTCATTAACAGACGATGGCTTTGACTGAGCCTCTTTAACTCTTTGCTCAATGGCTTCCGCGTTAATTGATATTCCATGCATAGGATTAACTTTTGCCCAATTCTTTGGGTCTTTCCAATCATCGCCTTCATCCAATCCATAAAGTAAACCAAACCAGCGCGGGTTATCTTCGCACTGACCTGTAAGCATAGCTTTTAGATATTGAAGATTCTCAAAGAACAAAGTCTCTTTAGTAAACGACGCGGTAGTAATGTAAATCCGCAAAGGGTTTTGCCTTGCCACCATACCCGAATGGATAACCTCAATAGAGTTCCGTTCGGTAATCTGCGCCGCTTCGTCAATAATCGAAACCGAGGGATTTTTACCGTCGCCAGTTTTTTTACTGTCTCGACTTAACGCAGTAAATTTAGATTGGCTATCGTCAGCCTTTTTTACTTCATTACGATAGACCGTAAACTTTGATGCAATCTGCGCCGGTAGTGATTCAATAATGCCTTTAGCAGTATCAAATACAATGCTTGCTTGAGTCCTATCAACTGCGGTGCAATATACCTCTGAACCAACTTCACCAAAAAGGAGTTCATAAAGTGAAATGATTGATATAAGAGTTGACTTACTAGCCTTGCGAGGGATAAACAAAATAACATCTTGAACCATCCTTATAGTTGGATTCTTTTTATCCCTGAATCCGTAAATCGCACATAACAAAAGAATTTGGAATGGTATTAACTCCATATTCTTTCCCGCAATCGGGCCTTTAACGTGCTTTACATGGGATACAAATCGAAGAACATGCTCAACATATTCCGGCCTGAATTCCCATCGCCATTCTTTATTTTCTAAATGATTAAGAAACCGCTGACACGCAAGCTGAACATCCTTGCATACGTCAATGTTTCCTAGTGAAACTTCCCTAGCGTACTGAACTCCATCTTCCCATTTCATGCGACTTTCGGCCCTTCAAGTAATTCGTCAATTTCATTAGGCGCAGCAGACTTTTTGGGTCTGCCACTTGGAACAAGACCAAGCATAGTTAATAGCTGCATAACCCTAGCTAATGAACTATCCCGAACCTTTTGATTGGGGTTTGCCATTCTAGCGCCATTGTTTGCGAACTCAATTAAATCTTCCGCAAGCAAAGCCTTTGCAGCCTTAACGTAAGTATCCATCTGGTCTGAGAGCATTGTAATTAAATGCTCGTCAAACTTAACGTCTTGTCCGTAGGCGTTAATCATGGCTTGCGCGACCTCTCCCGCAAAGATTTCTTTATCCCATGACTCCGGTTCAGTCAGCCACTTCGCAAGATTGGCCTCGCGCAGTCTCATTTGCACTACGTTTTCGTTCATCTTGTGTTTCATGGTTCACCTAACAGTTAATAACGGGTGGATTTACTTAGTATAACCCTAAAAATAGC